CTCGGGGCTTCTCCCATTGTCCAAGGCGATGGTTGTGGATCGTGCGGCGGTCGATAACGTCGCGCTCACGGGGCGGATCAACAACACCATGACGGCATCCGCCCGCAGCTATGGCGCAAACGATGGCTGGCAGGCGATAGTCTATCCCCGTGGCAACATGTGTCTGGTCAATATCCCCGTGACCTCCGGGGGGACTGCATATCAGTACGTAATGAACACGCTGCACGGCGCTTGGTGCCGGTTCACGGGGCAAAATGCTCTGTGTTGGGAAGTGTTTCAGGATCGTCTCTTTTTTGGCGGCAATGACGGCAAGGTTTACGAGGCTGACGCTACATCATCTGATAACGGAGTGGCGATTACCGCCGACATGAAAACGGCGTTCAATTACTACGGGACCAAAGGCCGGTTGAAAAACTGGAAAATGGTCCAGACGCTTATTCGCTCGGATGGCCGCGTGACACCGGCAATCAAGATGAACGAGGATTTCAAGGACGAAATCCCCGTGTTTATCCCGAACACGGCTGCGAGTTCGTCGCTCAAGTGGAATAACTTTCAGTGGAACCTTGCAACGTGGCCCTCGACCCGGCTCGTCAGCAACGATTGGCAGTCGGTCGATAAGACGGGGCGCTGCGCGGCGATCCGTATCAGGGTCATTGCGGAGTCGTCCTCGTCAACGCCTATCACGATGGAGGTTAACGGCTTCAACGTGATCTATGAGGTTGGCGGGTTCCTCTAATGCACATTGTTCTAGGTCAGGATGAAGCGGTAGGCCAGTTTGCAGCCGAACGCTTGGGCCGGGCTATCATCCCGCCTTTCACATCAATGGGCATTGTTGGCGACGATGGGCAGTTAGCTGGGGCGATTATCTACAACGGCTACAACGGGGCGAATATCGAGATTTCGTTTTATGGCCCCGGCACGATGCACCGGCGTTTTATCAAGGCGGCTTTTGCGTACCCCTTCGACCAGTTGAAAGTGATCCGCCTGACCGCGCGGACAAAGCGGTCAAACAAACTCATGTGCAAACTGCTTGCCCGCCTCGGGTTCACATACGAGGCGACGTTGAAAAATTACTTTGGCCCGTCGCGCGGGGATGATGCGATCCTGTATCGCATGACCCGGAGCGAGGCCGCGAAATGGCTAGGAGAAGCCTGACATGGATGCACCTGACCCGCCGAAGGCCCCGGACCCTCAAGTTGTCGCGGAAGCGCAAACCAAGTCCAACAAGGAAACGGCTGTCGCCAATGCGTATCTAAACCGCATTGACCAGACCAGCCCATTCGGGACAAACACCTATCAGGTCACGGGAACGAACCCGGACGGAACGCCGAAGTTCTCGCAGTCAACGCAGTTCTCTCAGCCGGTTCAGGGCCTGTTTGATAACTACATGTCCATGACGCAGGGCATGGGCGATATAGGCAACATGCAGCTTGCAGGCTTGCAGCAGCAGTATGCGCAGCCGTTGAATTTGAACACGGAAACGGAAAACCGCATCGCAGCTTTGCGCTCGGCTCGTCTTGACCCTGAATTGGCGCGGCAGGACGAGGCGCTTCGCACGCGGTTGACTAATCAGGGCTTCCGCGAAGGAACCGAGGGCTGGGATCGCGCGCTTGAGCGTCAAGGCCGCATGGCGACAGACTCGCGCAATCAGCTTTGGCTTGATGCTCGTCAGCAGGGAATGCAGGAAGCGATTGCGCAGCGCCAGTTGCCCTTGAACGAGTTCAACGCGCTTCGCACTGGATCGCAAGTGTCCATGCCTCAGTTTACCGGCGTTCCCGGCGTGCAGCAGGCGAACACGGACGTTGCAGGCATTACGCAGCAGGGCTTTGCAAACCAGATGGCGAATTACAACGCCCAAAACTCGCAGAACAATGCCTTCATGGGCGGGTTGTTCCAGATGGGCGCGGCGGCTTTGCCAATGATGTTCTCTGACATTCGCTTGAAGCGCGATGTTGTCCGCGTTGGCGAATTGCCTTCCGGCCTGCCTACCTACGAATGGACGTACATTTGGGGCGGGCCTCGCTATCGTGGCGTCATGGCTCACGAAGCGCGCGAAGTGTTCCCCAATGCAGTTGTAAACATCGGCGGTTATCTGGCGGTCGATTACTCAAAGGTTGGCTGAAATGGCGCTTGGCTTCTTCACAGACGACAATTCGTCTGACAGCTACGAAACGCTCCAACGCCGCCGCAAGATGGCTGATGCCCTTATGGCGCAGTCTCAGGACGGCGCACCTATCCAGTCGTGGACGCAGGGCGGGGCGAAGCTCATTCAGGCTTTGGCCGGGTCGCTGCAAAACAGAAGCCTTGATACAAAGGAACGCGAGTCCTCAAAGGCTTTCAATGAAAAGCTGATGCGCGCCCTTGGCGGCCAGTCTGGCGGGGCCATGCCTGCCGCCGCCCCGTCTCCCATGCCGACAAGTGGTTCATCGCTTCCTGCAATGGCAAGCGGCGGTAATATCCCCAAGATGGTCATTCCTGACCCTGTTTACGGCAATCTTGATGCAACGCAGAAGGCGCTGCTAAACGCTATTGCTGCGCCTGAAAGCGCCGGGGCCTATAATATCCGCTACACGCCAAAGGGCGGGGCGACGTTTGCGGGTTTCGACGCGCATCCGGGCGTATTTGAACCGGGACCGGCTGGCCCTTCATCGGCAGCAGGCCGCTATCAGTTTACAAAGACGACTTGGGACCGCATGGGCGGCGGCGCGTTCACGCCTGAAAATCAGGATCAGCGCGCGCTTGCTCTTGCAAATCAGGACTACAAGGCCCGCACTGGCCGTGACTTGATGGCTGATATTCGGGCCAACGGCTTCACGCCACAGATTGCGCAGGCGCTTGGCCCGACTTGGCGCGGCCTGATTGATAACCCGCAAAAGGCAATGGCGGCTTTTCAGTCCACCATGCAGCGCAACCAGCCCGCTCAGGCGCAAGTGGCGTCCGCTGGCGGCATGACGCCTGACGGGATGCCAACCAGCCCCGTGCCGTCAAACGCTCCCCCCATGTCCTACGCGCCAGGCCAGCAGGCTATTGCGAGCGCAGCCCCGCAAGCCCCTCCGCAGCCCGCACAGGGCCAGCGGCTTGCACAGGCCATGACAAGCCCGCCAATCCCCGCACCCCAGCCCACGGGCAACGTACAGGCCGCCATGATGGCGGTGCTGACTGACCCGCGCTTTTCCCCGCAGCAAAAGCAGCAGGCGATGCAGCTTTTCCAGATGGGGCAGCGCGACGAGGGCGTGACGACTGTTGACCTTGGCGACCGCGTGGCTGTGATGAACAAGCGCGGTCAAATTGTCTCGACCATGCCGAAGACGCGCGAAGGCGCTGATTGGTCCCCGGTCAAGGATGCTGACAGCCGCGTGGTTGGCCGTTTCAATGCGCGCACAGGTCAGGTCGAAAACCTTCCGGCCCCGGTTGGCGGCGGCGAAGACAACAGGGCCCCCACGGTTCAGCGCATCAAGCAGCCTGACGGCTCGGAAGTCGCGGTCCAGTGGGATAAGAACCAAAGGGCGTTTGTTCCGCTTAACGCGCCTCAAGGCGGCAATCCTGTCGCTAATCCGAAACTGACTGAACAGCAGTCAAAGGACGTTGGCTTTGCGAACCGTGGCGAGGCGATCCTGCCGCGCCTCGAAAAGCAGGACAAAGCCCTCACAGACTCGCTTTCGTCACTTGGCGGCAAGGTTCCGATTGTCGGCAACTATCTCAAGTCGGACGCCTACAGGCAGGCCGAGCAAACGGGCCGTGAATTGCTCGCTGTCATTCTCCGCAAGGACACCGGCGCTGCAGTCACTGATTCTGAAATGCAGATGTATTCGGGCATGTATCTGCCGCAGCCCGGTGACGACAAGGACACGATTGAACAGAAGCGGTCGGGCCGCGCGAAGGCAATCGAGGGCATCCGCCTTGGTCTCGGTCCGGCGCGTATTCTCCTTGAGCAGCAGGCGGCGCTTGAGGGCTTGAAGGGCGGCGGCCAACAAGCGCCCGCGCCTCAGAATGAGCCGCCCAAGGTTCGCCGCTACAACCCGCAAACGGGACGCATCGAATGATCCGAGTTCAAGCGCCTGACGGCTCCATTGTCGAGTTCCCCGAGGGAACGCCTGATGACGTAATGGCGAACGCCATGCGCCAGACGTTCGGCGGGCCGGAACAAGGGCAACAACCCGCCGCCCCGTCAACGTGGGATCGCATCAAATCAGGCGTAGGAAGCGCGGCGCAGGCGGCGGATGACGTTGTGCGCCTGATGGCGTCTGGCGCGACCCTTGGCTTTGCGGACAAGATTGCCAGCGCGGCGGGCGGCAACACCCTGGAATCCGAACGCGCCAAAACGCAGGCAGCGCGCGACCGCTCAGGCTTCGTCCCGTCCATCGTTGCGGAAGGCGCGGGCGCAATTCTCCCCGCCAGCCAGAT